GCGGCGCTCCCACGATGCGCAGGACTGGCGCAGCAACTTGGAGATCAGCTCCTGCAGCGCATCCGGTGCGCGGTGGTGCTGGTAGCCAGTGGCCTCGTCGATCAGCGCGACCTCGCCGGTGGTTGCGAGAGCCCGCATGATCTTCATGCAGTTTGGCACGAGCTTTTGCCGGGCACGGTGCAGTGTCCGGCTGAGCGCGGCGTCGATTACGCCGGACGCAATCATGGTGATCACACCTGCAGGGAAAAACTGCGCCCGACGACCGTTCGGAAGGCAAATCGGTGAGTCAAATTTATCTAACTCTGACAATGAGTTAGGCGCGTAATCGGCCAAAATTTGCCGAAAACGGTGACCCGTGTTGTTTTCGTGAAAACCGAGCAGCTTGGCCAGTTCCTTGCGGACGTAGCCGCGCTCGCCGGTGGTGAGCACGACCGCTTCGCAGTCGAGATCGCCGAAATGCACGACGCCGTAGTGGCTGGCAGTGAAGATGGGGGTGTTCATGGCGACCTCCCTTACTGCGCCCACGACGGTTTGCCCGTCACGGGTGCGCGTTGCGGGGCCGGGGCCTGATACGCGGGTGCTGCCTGCGCCGGAGCGCCGGAAGTCCCGCCACCCGACGCCTTGGGCGGCACGCCCATCAACTTGGCGTAGTCGGGGTGATCGGGTTCGACCGCGACCTTGACCACGTTGCGGTCTTGGCCTTTGCCGTCCTTTTCGATGTCCACGCGGGCCAGGAACTCCAGACCATCCAGCTCGTGGAAGCCCTGGATACGACGCGCGGCAGCGGCCTGGGGGCTGTTGTCCTGCGGGTGGACATTGCGGGCGCTGTTGAGCGCAGCACGAATGAAGCTGCGCCCCATCTGCCCCCAGGTCGGCCCCTTGGGCGAGGACAGGCCGATGTTCGACCACAGCTTGCGCTTCGCGTATTCACCGCCGGTGATCACAAACTCGGCAGAGAGGAAGACCGCACCGGTATCGAACGACTGGGTGGCGTAACCACCCGTCCAGCCCTGGCTCGGGTCGTCAAAACCGCCAGGTTTCACGCTCATGCGCATCGGCGCAATGACGCCCTTCGGGATCAAATCGAAGCCTGACTGTTGGGGATCGGCATCCTGAAAATCAAAATAGTTGAAAGACATGGCGATTACTCCTGGGATTCGGTGGGGGTCGTGGTGGCGGCACTGGCGGGCGTGATGGATGTGCCTGCGCACTTGGCGATCAGCGCGCCGAGATGCGGTGGCTCCAGCAGGTCAAGGCGACCGCTGCGGTCTTTGGCCGGAAAGCCGTGGGGATTGACGGTGTGCGTGACGAAGGCGCGGTAGGAACTACCGTCATCGGCCTTGATCTCGGCCAGGGTCACGACCTCGTCGACGATGCCGGGCAGCTCCAGGCTGGTTTTGCTGCCTTCGATCTGCGGGACGAACACCTTGCGATTGAAGTCATCCAAGCGCTCGTCGAGGATGGCCACGAACACGACGTTTTTGCCCCGGGCGTGCTGCAAATGAGTCAATGCGCTGATCATTTCCTGGCCGAGCAGGCCATAGGCCGCGCGCAGGTCGGGCTTACCGGAACGGTCGCTGACCGCGCCCGGTTGCGTCTTGCACCACGCGAAGCACTGGCGGGACAACTGCGTGATCGAGTCGAGGAAGAAGGTCTGGTAGCGGTCGAGTTGCGCCGGGTCGCCAAACTTCTCGATAACGTGGTCGTAGTGCGCCTGTGAGAACGCACTCTCCGGCGACAGAGACTTGTCCGGGCCCGCGAGAAAGACGAAAAGGTCGCGGCTATCGGGCCAGGATGTCAGCCGGATGGTGTCACCCGGCCAGTCGGCCACCGCCAAGTCACCCGCCTCGCCATCAAGAAACAGGGTGGTAACGGGATCCAGGTCTTTGAGCCGGGATGTCTTGCCGATACCGGATTTGCCAAGCATCAACAGCTTCACACCCTTGCGCTCGGCCATCCGCTCCAGGGCGGACACGATGGGGAGCTTGTTCATGCGGCACCCCCATCGAGCGTCAGGGTGATGGTCGGCTTGCCCTCTTCGACCGTGCGCGCAGCGGCAAACTGCTGTTGCAGCGCCTGTGGCCAGTTGGTGTAGCGGGACTCGGACACCGACAATTTGATGTCGATGTAGTCCTCGACCTTGTCGCCCGAGGCAAGGATGCGCTGGGCCATCTCCTTGAGGATGATCTGGCTCCAAGTCACCTTCTTGGGGAGCTCATACTTGACATGCAGCAAGCCGTCGTTGACGTGGGCGGTGCCAAAGTCACGACCGGCATCGCGCAGTGCGGCGCGCGCCTGCTCGCCAAATCGCAGCACCTTGGCGGCATCCAGCTTGGTTCGCAGCGGCTTGAGGTATGCAATGGCTTCATCGACATTGCGTTCGGCATCCAAGAAGTCCTGGATTGGTGCTGCAGCCAGTTGAGCAACAGACATGCTTGCGAGGTCAGCGGGGTAAATGGACAGTTCTTTCATGGCCATCTCCTCACACCGGCACGCGTTCGGATGTCGAGGCGTAGACGTGACGCTTCTCGTAATCGAGCACGCCGTTCTTGCCATCGAGGGGATAGGCCACCTTCTTCGAAAACTTATTGAAGACAGGGCCCCGGCCCATACCGCGCCAGCGCGTGAGCGTCTTGGGGGACATGCCCCAGCGACTGGCGAGTTCGACCTCGCTGAGGAACCGCCGCTGTGACAACGCTGCGGATTCAGGGGTGGGCGTCGAAGTGAATCCGACGCCGGAATTGAGGCCCGGTGTGCCACCGAAGCCTCCTGACAGTGCCATTGAATAGGCCATTGCCGTGCTCCTTCCCGTTCAGGGATTGGGGCGCGACCGGTGGCCAGTCCTGTACTGGCCGTTGACGCCGATCACGCCTTCATCTGGGAAGGCGCTACATCCGGCGTAGCAACAGCTACTTTTGGCGTAGCAGAAACTTTTTTTGCGTGTCCCTCCGCTACCCGAGTGACGCAATCAACCGGCGTTGCTCATTCCAGTCCAAGGGCACCGTAGCCCGCCAGATGGACTCCAGCGACACTGCCCGCGGCAGCCGTCCTTCGTAGGCCGCCTGGACAATGTCGGGAGAGAGAAGCGCAAGACGCAAGAAAACGTTGACCGTGGAGCGGTGGATCCCCTCGCGTTCGGCGATTTCGGTACCACTGGCCACCGCACCGCTATCGATCAGTTGCTGCCAATAGATACCACGCCCCAACGCTTTGAGCAGGGGTTGATCCTGTTCCGGTGTCAGCACCGGCGTCTCCGTGACGGCGACCGGCTGGCTGACGCCCTCCGGGGCAACGATCACTTTCTTGATGCCGCGCTTCTTGAAGTGAAAGGGCACAAAAGTCGTGATCCGGACACCACCGCCCTCCAAAGGATGGCGGCGTTCGTGGGGTTTGCCATCGCCGACCAGCTTCTTGGACGATCGGTTCATGCCGCCACCTCCATGTCCAGCATTTCGCCGCCAATGCTGTCCGGCCGCAGTTCACCGGCGAGTTCCCGCCAGCCGGACTCGCGCCAGACAATGTCGACGCCGTCGGAAAGGAGTTGCACACGTTCGATCAGCAGGTTGACCAGCCGCACCTGCTCTGCAGGGAACAGTTGCTTCCAAACTTCACCGATGCGGCGCATCGCCAGCACAGTGGTCGGCTCGTCGATCTCAGGATATTGGCGGCGCACGGTGTTCCAGACACCCTGGATGCTTTCGGGCGACTGGAGTGCGCCAACCAGCAGGTTCACCACCACTTCTTCAATCTGGTCGGCAGGAATCATCCCGGTGGCACTGCTGCGGTAGCCGTACCGGTTGTCCGCCTTGGGGATGTAGTAGCGGTACTTCTTGCCTGAGGGCTTCTTGCTGTAGGTGATGTGGTACTTTCCACCGTCGGGCCCATACATCAGCCCGCGCAGCAGGGCATCGGTTTTGTGCCGGGTCTGGGTTTTGCCCATACGCTGGTGAGCATCCTCGCCGAGGATGGCTTGCACCCGATCCCACAACTGGCGGGTGATGATCGGTTCGTGCTGGCCAGCGAATATGGCATCTTTGTGGCGAATCTCGCCGATGTAGATGGGGTTGCGCAGGAGTTTGGAGATGTACTTTTTGTCCATCGGCGTGCCATTGCGCGTGCTGCCGTCCTTCAGGCGGTTGGGCTTGGTGGTGATCCCTTCCAGGGACAGTTCCCGAACGATTTCCGTGATGGACTGGATTTCCGTGAAACGGGTGAAGATGCGCCGGATGGTTGCGGCGTCCTTCTCCTCGATGACCAGCTTGCGGTCTTTGACCTCGTAACCAAGCGGCGTGTAGCCCCCCATCCACAGGCCCTTGCGTTTGCTGGCCGCAATCTTGTCACGGATGCGTTCGCCCGTGACCTCGCGTTCGAATTGCGCGAAAGACAGCAGGATGTTGAGCATGAGCCTGCCCATGGACGTGGTGGTGTTGAACTGCTGGGTCACCGACACGAACGACACCTTGTGCCGTTCGAACACCTCCACCAGCTTGGCAAAGTCGGTCAGGCTGCGCGTCAGGCGGTCGATCTTGTAGACGACCACGATGTCGATCTGGTCAGCAGCGATGTCCGCCATCAGGCGTTTCAATGCCGGGCGTTCCATGTTGCCGCCGGAGTAGCCACCATCGTCGTAGTCGTCGCCCACCGGCAACCAGCCCTCAGCGCGCTGGCTGACGATGTAGGCTTGGCCTGCCTCGCGCTGAGCATCCAGAGAATTGAAAGATTGGTCGAGGCGTTCGTCCGTTGAGACGCGGGTGTAGACGGCACAGCGCTTTTTGGTCACAACGGCGTTCATTTGGCACCTCGCTTCTGTTTGTTTTTGGTGATCCCGAAAAACAGGGGCCCAGACCACTGGGTGCCCGTGATGTGACGGGCGACGGCAGACAAACTCTTGTAGCGGCGACCCTCGTATTCGAAAGTGCCGTCGGCCTGCGCTGTGACGCGGTGCTCACGACGGTCGAATTCGCGCACCAGCACCGTGCCGGGCACGACCTGAACTTCGACGCCGCGTTGCGTCTTGATCCGCGATTGGGCTTCGCCAATCCGGGCCATCTGGGTCTGGACGACCAGCTTGGTGCCAAGGGCTTCTTCCTGGATCTTGTAGGCCACCCGGCCTTCGACGTAGGCGCGGTTGTTGTGCGGCGGACGGCGCGGGAAATACCTGTCCCAAAGCACCCACAAATCATTCATGGCCAACTTGGGCAGATTGGCAATTTGAGCCGCCAAGGATGGGGCGGCTGTCGGTACGTTCATTTGCAAACTCCTTCTGTAGACGGGTTTGTATGAACGCGCTCGGGTGCCAAGAAGCCAAGAGGAATCTCGCTTTCTCGGGGACAAGTGGAATGCAGTCGGGCGATGGCGGCGGCCAGGATTTCTGCGGCTTCGCACGCCCTTTGGCGTGGTGACATCAATTCAGGGAGTGTTTGTTCGACGATCATTTCGGTAGCCAGTAAAGTTGTCAGACCGTCACAGAGAATAGGCGTACAAGGCGGTCGGAGTATCCCGTTTGGGCGGTCTACAACATGGGTGAGCGAAGGATGAGATCGGCCCGAATCGGTCTGACGCTTCCCTGACAAAAACGGTAATGGCGTTTTTGCCGGGTCGCCTCCATTGACCTGATGTTTATCAGGTCATATATTTGAACCATTGGCCTGGAGCGATGCCATGAGCAAAAAGAGGACCGAAGGCATTACGGAGCCGCAGGCAAGAACACTGAATGTGATCTGCCAACTCCTTGACAGCACCGGCCTGCCGCCCACCGTCAAGGAATTGGCCGAGGCGCTTTGCATCAGCCACGCCAGTGCACACGAGCAGATCACGCAATTAGTACGCAAGGGGTATTTGAGGAAAGAAGTAAAGAAAGCGCGGAGCATCGTGGTCGTAAAACGGAATGAGTGACCGCGATGCGCTGATATCAACAAGGGGAATCCTGGATGGGGCATGTTCGGCTTGGGCTATTGCCAAGGACAAGGGCGTGGAAGGAGGTCGTCGGGCTGATTGCAGCCGGGGCGGACGTTTCCCAAATCGCCAATGCCACCATCACGGCGGCGGAAAAAGCCTTCTCCTTCGTCATGAAGGATGTGGGCTATACCGAGGCCGTCTGGTTGATGACACAAATGGCGATTGCCGCCAAGAAGCCCGACATCCTTCAACACCTTGCGGCGGCAGGCATCCGCCTCCCCTCTGACCCCTCCCTGATTGATGTCACCACGGCCATCACCGAGGCGCTAGACCGTCGCGTGGAGGGCAACCGCGAGCGATCCGACCTGGGCGGGCTGGCCAATCGGGCCATCGTCGGAGCCGTCAACGATGTTTTGTCCCCCAAGCTTCACTCGCTGTTCGCCTCCGACCCGGACACGATGCGGGCGGCTCTTGCGGATTTGGGCAGACCGAAGGAATTCGGCGAGTTCTCGCGGCGTTTCTTTGCCCGACTGGCTAACGAGGGGCTGCAATATTTCCTGAGCAAGGTCGTCAACACCCAGCTCGGCGACGGGATGCGGTTTGCGACGATGAATCAGTCCGCTGTTTTCAACGCGGCGCTGGAAACCCATACCCGGGAAGCGTCGGTGATCGTTGAGCAGTTTTCCAGCGAGTGGTTTTCCAAGCATCGCTTTGAGGAAGGTGGCGACATTTCCAGGAAATCATCAGATGGCTTTGCGAGCTACGCACTGACCAAGATGAAGGACGAATTGAAGGCGGGAGCACGCAGCGATGCAAGATAAACGGTACATCCTGTGCGGCAACGCCTCCGCCAAAGGCGTCAGCGAAGATCCGGAACGCGATTTGAGGTTGCGCCTGTCTGGCAAAGAAGGCAAAGGCAACATCACCCTGCGCATCGAGGATGTTCACCGAAAAATGTTCCAGCCGGTGCCCTCGCTGTTCAACGATCTGCTGGAGGTCGCCACCTACGTCTACAGCGCCGACCAGGTCATCCGGCGCGGCGCAGATGATGTCGACACCTTCGGCGACGGCTGGCGACGCGATTTGCATTTCGTCGTACCAGTGCGGAACCCGGATTTCTGGAACAGCGCGCAGGTTCAAGAAGTGCTGTGCGCGACGCTCGGCTTCCTGTCTGATGACCAGTACCAGTTCGACTTCATCAAGCTGGATCAGGATCATCCGTTCCAGGAATACCTCGGGTTCGACGATACCCAGCAGATGTACCGCAAGCCTGAGCAGGTGGTGATGTTCTCTGGCGGCCTGGATTCGCTGGCCGGTGCCATCGACGAGGTGGTCAACCAGAAACGGCGTGTGCTGTTGGTGACGCACAAGTCCACGAACAAGCTCAACAAGCGCCACCAAACCCTTGAGAACCTCCTGGCCGAGAAGGCCAATGGCAATGCACCGCCCCGTATTACCGTCCGGGTGCACAAGAGCAAGGAAATGAACCATGAATACACCCAGCGCAGTCGGTCATTCCTGTACGTTTCCATCGGGGCGACGATCGCCAAGATGCTGGGCCTCAACAGCGTGCGTTTCTACGAAAACGGCGTCATCAGTCTGAATCTACCGGTGTGCGCCCAGGTGGTCGGTGGTCGCGCCACACGTACAACGCATCCCCGGGTAATGAAGGGTTTCCAGGACATTATCTCCCTAGTGGCCGGCGAATCCTTCACCGTCGAGAACCCGTACATCTGGAAAACCAAGGCCGATGTCGTCAAGGTCATCACGGATGCGGGCTGCGAAGACTTGATCAGGCATTCGATGACCTGCACGCATACCTGGGAGATGACGAACCAGCACACCCATTGCGGTGGATGCTCGCAATGCATCGACCGGCGCTTTGCGGTGCTTGCCGCCAAGGCCGATCAGTATGACCCGGTGGATCACTACAAATTTGACGTGTTCACCCAGAGCCGCGATGCCCAGGACCAGAAGAAAAATGTCGACAAGATCATGGCGGCGGCCTATCTGGAGCGCGCTAACCAGGTGCGAAACCTGACCGATGTCGCGCAGTTTGTCAGCAGCTACCCCGATGTGGGGCGGGTTTTCAAATTCCTGGGCGGTGACACAGCTCAGGCCGCTCAGCGTGTGTTTGATCTCTACAAGCGGCACGCCAATGAGGTGATGGGGGCGTTGGACGAACTGCTCAGCCGGCACCGCACCGCCATCCGAGAGCGAACACTGCCCGGCGATAGCCTGGTTCGGACAGCCTACGAGTCCGGCTCAGTAGTCTCCATGCCCACCATGGTGTCGGCCGAAAAGCTGCCGGACAACCTCTTCCGAAAGCGCGGCAACGTCTGGGAGGTACGTTTTCAAGGACGGGGGCGACACCCCATCCTGATCCAGGGCGTTGACAAAGGGGCTGAATACATCAACCTGTTGCTGGCGTTCCCAGATCGCGAGACATCGGTTTATGCGATCGCTGTTGGCAGCGCGGCCAACGCCATTGATCTACCCGCCAACACCGGAGTGGCACCGGAAGACATTGAGGAAGGCTTCCAAGTCACCCAAGGCATCCCTCTGGGCGATGCGGGAGACGTTGCAGACAGGCAAGCCCTCCGTGAATGGTAGCAGCGCGCCCGCGAGTTGCTGGGCGAAATTGAGGAAGCGCGCGAAGCCGGTGACCACGCCCGTATTGAGGAGATCGAGGAAGAAATGGCCTTCCTGACCAAGGCGATGGAGGGCGGCAAAGGCCTCGGCGGGCGGCAACGCAAGGCCGGCGACAAGCGGAAGAACGTCCGTGACGCCTTCCGCAACGCCGTCGACCGTGCGATCAGGCAAATTGAGAAGTACGACAAACCGCTGGGCGAGCACCTGAAGGCCAGCATCAAGCACGGCAACGAGGTGGTCTATCGTCCAGGAGTGCCTATCGTCTGGGATGTGCGGCCTGTCACAAATGGTTAAGGAGGAGGATTCATGTCTTGGGAGAACTTGGCGGCAATCTCCAATTCGGCGTTCACGACATCTCTCGTCGGGGCGCTTGCTGGCGCCTACGCAGGCGCCTACGCAGCTCATAGAATTTCCGAGCGCAGCAAAGAGCGTGCTGATTTTCAAACACAGATTCGAAATACGAACGCTGCAATTACTCTTTCGTTCATGGTTTTCAATGCAGCGATCTCATTAAAGAAACAGCAGACCAAAGGGCTGTGCGACACCTATTTCAAGAAGAAGGCGGAGCTGGAGGGCTTCTTACAAAAACGTAAGGCCGGAGAGATCTCCCCCGACATTCCGTTCGAATTCCAAGCCGACCTTCGAAGCATTCCGTTTCCCGACGTTCCAATAGATGCACTACGCTCTCTTGTCTACGAAAAGCTCTCAATTTCGGCACGGCCAATAGCGCTTGTCGCCACTATAGCCGGAGCTCTCTCGTCGCTCGCAGACACAACTGCAAACAGAAATAAGCTTATCGCGAGCTTCAAAGAGCTACCGCCGCAAGTCCGCGAGGTAGCTTTGCCAGCGCTCTATTTCGGCCGTCCCTATGGTGAGGGTCACGTCAGCACGGAGTACCTCGACACAATGACGGGCCTACAAAATCTGACCGATGACGTAATCTTCTTCAGCCACCTGCTGTGCAAGGATTTAACAACCCATGGCAATAAGGTCTTGGGTAAATTTAAATCGCAATTCAAAGTCGTCCTTGAACAAATCCACGCTATTGAGCTATTGCCGGAGAAGACTGAGAACCTAATTCCGTCCGACGAGCAGTACTCGGAATGGCTGAGTGGGTTTCGCGAAAGGGAATAAGCAGTGAACGCCAAAATCAGACATTAGCCATCGGAAACCACAGATGGAACGCGCGACTAGCATTGAGGTACTACTGCGGAAATCTCAAACCGTTTTCGACGGCCTCAAGAGGGCATACGGCGCATCTCTTCAAGACAAGCCGCTGGCCGAGTAGCTGAAGGCCAGTATTAAGCATGGCAACGAAATGGTCTATCGGCCCGGGATGCAAATCACCTGAGACGCTCGTTCCATCCTGAACTCTTATGTCGCAAAATTACATAGAGGCAATCATGACCAGAACAGATATCAAGCAAACTGAAAACAAGACCAAATCCGATAGATTCTCTGTGCCGTGCGTCAAGTGCAATGGTGCAACGAAGCACCAAGTTCTAGCCTCGATTGATGTGGATGGGGAGGCCTACGACCAGAGCGAAGAGTGGAGCGTTAACTGGGTTGATCACTATCAGGTCATCCAGTGCGGTGGGTGCGAATCGATTTCATTCCGCCACACAAGCTGGTTTTCGGAAGACGCTGATCCGATGTCGGGTGAGAGCGGCGAGACAGAACGGCTGTACCCCAAACGAGGACTGGAGACGCTCCCGACGAAGCCGTACTACAACGTGCCCTCCAATCTACGGAGGATTTACAGTGAGCTAATTGACTGCTTTAACAACGACAGTCCAACTCTCTGCGCTGCTGGTCTCAGAGCAATTGTCGAAGGAATTTGTGCCGAGCGAGGTGTCCTGGATGGCCCTGTAGAGCAAACCTTGAAGGACGGCAGCAAAAAGATCGTAAGGAAAGATGATCTCCGAGGCCGAATTTCAGGTCTCCAAGAAAAGGGACTGCTTACCCAAACGAGCTCAGACACCCTTCATGAACACCGATACCTTGGCAATGACGCAGTGCACCAACTTGCGCGCCCATCAACAGATGAACTTAGGCTTGCGATTGAGATCGTCGAACATACGCTGGAGCAGTTGTACGAGCTGCCTGAGAAGGCTGAAGAATTGAAGCGCGCAAAGGCACTGCGACAAAAAAAGCAGTCAAAGGCGCATCCCTAAAGTCTGACCACTGGTTTGCATGGAGTCTCCAGCGCGGCGGCGGCTTCCGTGACGAACAAGGAGCCGGAAACCCGCGTCATCGCTGGTTTGGACGCGGCGGCGTCCGTCGCAGAAACAGAGAATGGGCGGAAACTGAGAACGAAAAGCCGCCCAAAACGGGGCTGTCCGGGTCAGCGGCGTCCGTCGCACCCTTGCCAGAAACCGCACCAACACTGGGGCGCAGCAAGAAAAGAAAAGGGGAACAGAACTAGTCTGTTCCCCGTATATGGTGGAGCTGGGGGGATTTGAACCCCCGTCCACAAGCCTTCTTCGCGCAGTTCTACATGTGTAGTCGTCTGATTTGAGTCTCGCCAGCTGCGCCGCGCAGCGACACGCTACGCAACCGG